GACGGTCGACCCGCGACGCCTGCTGACCCCCTTCCACTACCGGCGCTCGGTGATCGTCGGCCCGCAGAAGTGCGGGAAATCCCCGTGGGGTGCCGGCTTCCTGCTGTTCGAGGCTGTCGGCCCGTCGCTGTTCGCGGGCTGGGCCAAGGGTGGCGAGTCGTACCGCTGTTCCGATCATGGCTGCGGCTGTGGCTGGGAGTACGCCTACGTCAAGGGCGAGGCGATGGGCGTCCCGCGTCGCAAGTCGATGCTGGGCCTGCTCGCGTTCGCTGAGACGCAGACGGCGAACGTGTACGAGCCGCTTCAGACGATGATCGCCAGCGGGCCGCTGCAGGAGTTCGTGAAGGTCCGTGAGGGCTACATCGGGCTGCCGAACCGCGGCAAGATCGTCCCGCTCACGTCCAAGGCCAAGTCGAAGTTGGGTCAGCCGCTCACGGGCGGGCTCGGTGACGAGTCGGGCCTCTACACGCCAGAGTCGGGCGTGCTGGGCACCTGGCAGACGATGCGACGGGGCATCGCGGCCATGCAGGGCCGCACGGTCGAGCTGACGAACCCGTGGGACCCGATGGAGTCGTCGGCCGCGCAGCGAGCGTTCGAGTCGCGCACGCCTGACATCTTCCGCTACTACCGCAAGCCTCCCGCGGACCTGTCCTACGCGAACAAGCGCGAGCGGCACAAGATCCACCTCTACGTCTACGCAGACTCGCCGTGGGTTGACCCTGCGACGATCGACGCGGAGGCGGCCGAGCTTGTCGAGACGGACCCGACGCAGGCTGAACGTTTCTTCGGGAACCGGCTTGTGCAGGGCCTGGGCGCGTTCCTCACGGAGGCGCTGTGGGATTCGGGTAACGCCTTCGACGTGAAGGTGCCGGACGGGGCGCAGGTCGCGGGCGGCTTCGACGGTTCGCGCTCGTCCGACTGGACGGCGCTGCGGCTGGAGACCCGCGAGGGTCACCGCTTCACGCCGACCTATGGCCCGGACTCGCGCCCTACCGTGTGGCGCCCGGAGGAGTGGCCCGAGGGCCGCATCCCCCGCGGCGAGGTCAATGCGGCGATGGATGAGGTCATGCGCCGCTACTCGGTGTCGCGGATCTACTGCGACCCCCGCCATTTCGAGACGCAGATCGAGGAGTGGGCGACCGAACACGGCGAGGACGTCGTGCTCGAGTTCCCGACCAACTCGATTCAGCGCATGTTCGGTGCGCTGGTCCGCTACCGCGAGGACATGGCCGAGGGCCTGACCACGCACAGCGACGACGCGCTGATGAAGGCGCACGCGCTGGCCGCTCGCAAGGTCGCCAAGCCGGGCGACAAGTTCCTGCTCGGCAAGCCGTCTGAGAACCAAAAGATTGACCTCGAGATGGCGGACGTGCTCGCACATGAGGCCGCCGCCGACGCTCGCGCTGCTGGCTGGCCGACCGAATCCGAGTCCTACGCCTACGTCTTCTAACCCCGTGAGGAGGTCTACCCGTGGCCCTGAACGCCGAGCAGGCCGCGAAGCGGGTGGACTCTCTCTATGCCGAGCTGAGTAGCCGGCGAGCCGCCATCGACAAGCAGGAGCGCTACTTGTGCTATGCCTCGGATGAGTGGAAGAAGTTTCACGGGCAGCGGTTCGCGGGCTTCTCTGACAACTGGTGCGGGGTGGTGGGTGCTGCGGCGCCTGAGCTGACCGAGGTGTCGGGCATCCGCCTGGGTGACGACGTCGAGACGTTGTCGGCTGAGGAGCGGGTCCTGTGGCGCGACTGGGATGCGAACGACGGTGGCGCGCAGTCGGCGCAAGGGTTTCTCTCCGGGGCTGTCACGGCGCGTTCGTTCGCCCTTGTGTGGGGCGACGAGAACGACGAGCCGGTCCTGACGTGGGAGCACTCGGCGCAGGCGATCGTCTCGGGCGGCTACGGGCTGAAGGCGTGGCGCGAGGACGACACCGAGTACGCGACGCTCTACGCGGCCGACGAGGTGTGGAAGTTCGAGCGCCCCACGTCCGCAGTGGTCGTCTCCGGTCGGACTCCCGCGGGCATCATCCTGCCTTCAGGGTTTGGCGCTGGCGGGTGGGGGTCCCGCGAGTCGGGTGCTGACACGAACCCGATGCCGAACCCGCTGGGCGTGCTGCCGCTCGTGGAGTTCCCAAACCGCCCGCTGCTGGGCCGTGGTCCGATCTCGGACATTGACGGCACGATGGCAATGCAGGACGGCGCGAACCTGATGTGGGCCTACCTGTTCGGCGCGGCTGACTATGCATCCATGCCGGCACGGGTGGTCATGGGGCAGGAGCCTCCGAAGATGCCCATTCTGGACGCGAACGGGCTCAAGGTTGGCGAGAAGCCGCTTGACATCGAGGCGCTGACCAAGGGCCGCATGTTGTGGCTCACGGGGCAGGCGACGGTGGGCCAGTGGGACGCGGCCAAGCTGGACGTGTTCACGTCTGTGATCGACGTCATGGTGAAGCACATCGGCGCTCAGAACAAGGTGCCGCTCAACTACTTCGGTGCGCTGTCCAATGTGAACGGCGAGACGCTGGATTCTCTGCGGACGCCGCTGCACATGAAGGTCCGCGACGGGCACAAGCACCTAACCGCGCCGATGCGTAAGGTCTTCCGGCTAATGGCCCTGGCTCGCGGCGACGAGTCCGTAGCTGAGGCGTGCCGCACCGCGCAGATCCTGTGGAAGAACCCTGAGACGGCGACTGACGCGCAGACGTCGGATGCCGCGCTGAAGGACTCGCAGATCGGGTGGAGCGCGGCGGGCATCCTCGAGCGCCGCTATGGCATGTCGCAAGCGGAGATCGACCGGGAGCTGTCTCGGCGTGAACTAGAGGCGACATCCGACCCGATCGTTGGTGCGGCTCGTGCGTTGACGGGTGGCGCGGGTGCTCCCGCGGGCGGTCTCTGACCACTACCGGGCGCAGCAGCGTCTCATCGTTGCCACGCTGGGCCTGACCCGGCGCGAGTGGTCAACGATCGGCACAGACTTCGACGCAGGATGGGCGCGGATCGGCCCGAGGCTGGCACTGCTCGCGGCGTCGGCGCAGTTGGGCGCGGCCCGCTCGGGCGCGTCCTACGTCCCCGCGTCACTGGCTCAGGTCGGTGCGTCGCCCGAGGCTGTCGGCACGGTTCGCCCGGAAGGGTTCGCCGGTATCGCAGCGGATGGGCGCGAGCTCGAGACGCTGCTCTACGGGGCCGTGGTGAAGGCGCGAGAGGCCAAGGCCGACTCACTGGACGAGCGGCTGCGGATCGGCGGCCAGTGGCTCGATATGGCCGTTCACACGACCATTGCGGACACGGCACGCAGCGCGGCGAGTGTCGCCATCGCGTCCACGCCGAAGACGGGTTGGATTCGCCACGTCAACCCGCCCTGCTGTCAGCGGTGCGCGGTCCTGGCGGGCAAGTTGTTCAAGTTCAATCAGGGCTTCGAGCGGCACCCCCGTTGCGACTGTTTCCACATTCCCTACGCAGAGTCAGACCCGTTCGACCCCGGCGTGAACATCGACCCCGATGACGTCAAGGACCTGACGAAGGTGCAGCGCCGAGCGATCGGCGACGGCGCCGACATGAATCAGGTCATCAACTCCCGGCGCGGGCGATCCGCCGACGGGCTCTACACGTCCGAGGGCACGACGCGCCGCGGGTGGAACTCCTACGTCAAGCGCGAACTAGCCAAGCAGCGCGGCGAGGTCGCGCGCGAGACAGCGACCAGTGCTGGCCGGCGCGGCTACGTCAAGAACTACGTCGTGAGGCGAACCGGCCCGCGACCGACCCCCGAGGCGATTTACAAGTTCGCCTCGAGCCGCGAGGAAGCCGTGAGGCTGCTCGCCGCGAACGGCTACATCGTGGCCGACCTGTCCAAGGTCGCCCGCATGGCCCTCTAGTCCCCTCACGGCGCAAGGCCGCGAGACAACCCGCAACGGGAGCAGCAACCATGTCCGAGACCACCACAGACGCCACCGTCGACCAGTCGACTGCCGACGGTGCCGCATCCGAGACGGGCGCGGAGTCCGCTGCCGTGACCGAGGGCGCAACCGCCCTGGGTGACGCCGGCAAGAAGGCCCTCGACGCCATGAAGGCCGAGCGCAACGAGGC